TCACTCTTTTCAGTACACTGAAGTAGACCATATTTTCCACCGAATAGATGAAACAGACCGTAGACTAGGAGCTTTTGTTTGGCGGTCAATACTAGGAGAAGATGAGTTCGATAGAATCGCGGAATACATGCACGGCTCTGGCGAATATAAGATTGTCTACACCCCAGAACCAACCGACACTGATATGGAGCAGTTCCTACACTCACAGTCTAGTGACCTTGATTCTTGGCCTGAGTAGTATTGCGCTAATGTATAAAAGTAGTATTATTCAAGTAGCAAGACGCACTTAACACATAAAGGAATAAGCACCCTTAAACACAACTCCCAACCTCCACACACTTTCTCTCGCGATCAAAATAAAGACACGTTAAATAAACCGCTTCATTCTTGTCGGAGCGGTATTTTTCTATGTGTGCAAGCGCACAGACAACAGTATCTATTCTAGGGTATTATCTAGTTGCACAGAGGTAACAACCAAAGGAGGCATGTATGGGAAAGCACAAACGTAACAAACCACAGTCAAGGGACTATAGCTGGGATAGTTTATACAATGAACACCTACTATACGATGAACATACTTATATGTTTGAGCATCAGTTCTAGTAGATGTAGGTGAATGTAGAGGCTGGGACTGTTCTGCTAGAGATTATGTTCCAGCCTTTGTAATTCATTTCAGATACAGTCACGTTACTGCCATTTATAGATTCAACATACGCAACGTGACCCGACTGCCAGGCGATAGCACCGACTACGGGTATAGCAGATACAGTCCAACCATCGGCTTTGGCTTGGCTTTTCCATGCACTTGCATCATTCCATTGGCCTACTGGCCTACGTCCGGCCACGTACCACGTACAGTAACCATAGGCATACCAGTCGCTAGATGCGCCACTAGACTTATTCCGAGCGCCTACAGTCACGTTTCGGGTAGTTCTCGCAGTTACTACCCGTTTTGCTAAACATTCTGCTGTATCGGCTCTAATCCATTCAACTGACTCGTCGCACTGATAATAGTTGCTAGCTATCTTTTCTTCTAAACTTAATTCTTTTACTTGTTCTACTATTGCTATTGGTTCTTTTACGATTTCGATTAACTGGTTATTAGGTAGAGGTGAAGCCCCTGTCAATAATAATTCAATCATAACGGTGGCGGTCTATGTAGGTCGGTTTCGCCGGATAATCTCCATGTTACTTGTTAAAAGACACTAACCCATTATACACCAAGAGCCAGTCTCCACTGGCTCTCTCCATTTCATTAAAGTATCTAAACTTCTCTGGTTGATTTAACCTTCGGAATATTTATCTTCTGTGGTTTAGCCACCATGTACACGTTTACTCCGGCAAGTATTACTAGTCCGGCGATAAAGCCGTAGCTACTGTATAGCGTAAAGTACTTGAGTGCTACTTCTGTAGCGTAACCCATATATCCTACAGAGAATGGGTTAGTTAATGCAATCAGTAGAAGTGATCCTATGATTACTTTATTGACGGTTGATATTTTCTTAACTTTGTTTTTCATTGTTGTAATCCTTTCACGATTTACTTGAACAGTATAACATTAGCTATACCATTATGTCAAGAGGATTTTCTCGGTCTGCTTATACGACCACCTTGAACCGCTAGATCACGGTTGCCACCGAACCCTCTAAGTTTGGTCTTTTCGGTAACTGTATAGCCACCTTTGCGACCATCTGATGCACGAGACTCACGCCAGGCTTCTTCTGATCCGTGTCGGCGCACACCTGCTCTTAATAACTTCTCCGAGTGTGTCATCTTGTCGCTCATAGTACTAGACCTCCTTCTAAACGTCGCTTTTGCCTAAAATTAATTTTATTGATATGACGACATTTTCTGCACATTTTATAGTCTTTCCATATGTACGTATTGTCATCGGTTAGCTCATGCCTATTCCCACAACTAGTCCTGCTAAGTTTTTTCGTTACTATCAATCCCCTACTGACATTAATGCTGTGGGTTACGGGTTCAAGATGGGACGGATTGGCACAAGCTCTATTCCTACATAAATGGTCTAATTCTAGGCCTGTAGGTATCTTGCCAACAAGTTGTTCGTACATATAACGATGAACATACGTCTGCACCCCTTTAATCCATGTTCTGCCGTAGCCTTTGTCATTAGGTCGTCTTTTCCAGACCCAGCAATCTCCTGATTTGTCTAGGTTGTAATTCACTCTCGCGAAGTCATCGCCAGTACGCATTATATTAGGTATGGGATTACCTGTTTTCCGCCACTGTTGGTGGTGTTTTTTGCACCAACCTCTACCATGTGTTAGATTCTCACAGTTCTCAATGCTACAGGGCTTCTTTACTCCGGCTTGTTTTAGTTTTTCTGCGTGTGTCATAATCTATTCTCTTTCCTTGTTTTATAAAATCTGCATCTGTGACAGTGAGCAATTTGGGGCTGGCTCTGAGAGTGCTTGAAGTTCAGTATGATTTGGTCGAATCCCTCATGTTTGTTGGTGTAGTAGACGTAGCCTAGCTTAGTCCACCAGCCTATAAAGCCCATAAGTCCTTTGTGTTTGGCGAGAAGCATGTCTGATGTCTCATATCTAGCGTCTAGTTCAAAGTCATTGTAGAGCTGTCTCATGCCGTAGAATGGTTCACCTTTTATTTTAGATATGTCTTTGGTTTGGCCCAATTTCTTATAGTCGGCGTATCTACGTTCATTGGCATTGCTTCTTAGACTGTTTGGTAGACTCATCTGTTCTCCTAGTTTTTAAGTTACAATCATCACAGTACTTTTTAATCGGCCCAGCACGGTAGGTATGGCTAAAGAACTTTTCACAGCGTATACATTTGGCGGTTCTCTGTCTTTTGAAGCCAACTATCCTCACTATTTATCCTCCATTCGCATTAGTTGTTCTACTACTAGCTCTCCAATATCTTGTATTACAGGCTGGCGTTTTGGTGCGTGGTCTAGCATTAAGATACTAAAATTCAACATAGCGTGTACAGCTTCATCAGATAGGGTTTCAAATGGTCTCATGTTATTCCTTATCTCCCTTAGATTTGGCGTGTTTCCAATATGGAGAGTAGTGAAGTTTGACTACTGGTTCTGTATCTGAGTGCATGTATAGCCGATTAAGTTCATTCATTACTTCTGGAGTCACTTCTATTAAAAAGTTGTTTTCGTCATTAGTCATCTATTTATCCTCCTCAAGCCTAGTAATTGTAACTTTAGCCTGTATTGATAATTGTTTTGCTATTACACCTCTCAGTCTGTTTTGGGCGAATTCTACGGTTTCACTAGCTACTAGTTCCAGTAACTCTTCTGAAATCTCTACAGGTGTTTCAAGTTCAAATGTTATATTGTATTTCATCTATTTATCCTTGTCTTGTTTTTGGGCGATTGCTATTTGAAGTGTGCCTAGATACAATATCCCCCAAAAGATAGTGTCTTGTGCGTCACCGTAGTGAACGCTTCCTAAAAACATAAGTGATACGAATATCAAAAGCTTCATTTCTTCCCTTCTGTTAGTTTAGATATTTGGCGGTCTAGTTCAGCTAGGCGTTCCTCTAATAGTGTTCTGTCCATGTCTATACCAGCTATTTGTGGCGTGTCGGATATTCTAGCTTGTATATAATGTGCGTTTCTTTCTAACTCAGCCTTTCGTCCAATCAATACTTGTTGTTCTACTAGGCTATATAAATCTTTTTCTAGTGTTTCAACCCATCGTTCTTCTAGGTAGGATTCTAGCCTTTTACCAAGACCCTTTTTTATAAGTTTATGTATCTCGCCCAATATATTATCTTCCATTTGATTCTCCTCTTAGCTCGGCTATTTGTTTTTCAAATTGTGTAATTCTGTCAAGCATAGCTGCTTTATAAAATTCGTTAGTTACGAACTGCTTTGCACTTATTATTTCTTCAATCCTAGCTTTAAGCTTCTCTTCCTCTATGTATTTGGTGAGTTTGGATTTGGCGGATTCAAATGATTTTTCTCTCTTGTCGTCACTACCTTCATAGTGTGCATCGTGTTGTTCGCTACTATATTTGAGTAGAGTTTCGTCCAATTCCATTACATCTCCTGTTTTTGGCGTGATTCCTTGATTATTTAGATATTCAGGGGTTTGTCCTGTGTTCTTTGAATCATCTAATTGGGTTATTACTTTCTCGGCTTCTGCAATGTCTTTTTGCTCTAAGTGTTTTCGTGGGTTGTATGGCATTCTATATTCTCCTATTCTTAGATTAGTTTAGTTTGGCGGATTACACAGTTCACATTCAGGATTACAACTCTTAGGTGTGTTCTCCTCTTTTAAGTCTTCAATTAGCTCTTCAATTCTTTTCTTATACCACTCTATCGTTTTGATGACGCACTGGTACTCTGCTTGATTTCTAGTCCAATCAACTTCAAACCCTTTCGGTTCTCCGACTCGTCTGAGTATGGTTACCTTTTCATCTTGGGTTAGCTTTTCTGTTGTCATCTATCACTCCTTAATAGTTCTAACTCACCTACTGTATGAAAACTCATCATCCTACAGGCTCTATGTTCTAGACCGCATTGGCAGTTCTGACATGAGAGTCTGTGGCAGGTCATAAACTACGACCCTTTGTCACGATCACAACCCATACTGCAGCAACAAGTATTGCGTACGTGCCAAGCAAGAACAGTACCGGCGCTCCGGCTTGAGTCCTCGGTGTTCTTTTAGTTGGTTTATGTTCCTCGTATTTCATTAAAATTTCTCCACTACGTAGTCGTAGCTTTCCATCTGCTTCTTAAGTTTATTATAGACTCGCCTATCTTCTTTGACTCCCTCTGAAGTATTGTCTACAGCGTTGTAGCTAGTTACACGTAAAAGATAGTATATGTCTTTCTGTGTTAAGTTTATCTTCATTTTGTACCCTTTCACGTTAATACAAAGACCAGTATATAGCTAACGTTATACATTGTCAAATAAGTTTGGTATAATGTATTTGTAACAGTAGATAAACAATCCTTTCACGGACTCTTTTTAGTAGACTGTTACGAGAAGCGCCAGCCCGCCCTGGCGCTTTTTTCATGGTTGCAAGCAATAGCAAGTTGGTTTATAATTGGATATAAGCAAAGAGTTCTAATCAGCCCTTTGTGAATAATAACTAGAGGGTAGACATAGCCATGTTAGTATGGTAATATGTAGGAGATTAGAACTCGACCCTCTTTAACCGGAGGGTTTTTTCTTGCCCTCAGAAAGACAACATGAAAGGTTTTGGAATATATGTTAAGAACGACCTGCTCGATCCTAAACATGCAAATAATATAAAGAACGCTATATGGTTGTACTTATGGCTACTGGATAAGATGACTAGTATCAGCGAGGAGGGGCTTGGCAAAGTACTTGGAGGGAAGCCTGTAGTGTATGATGACTTCAACAAAGAAGTCCCTACATCCCTGGCTAACTACAGACGCTATGTTAAAAGACTCCGTGACTATGGGTATATAAATACGCTGCGGACTCCGACCGGACTTGTAATAACAATCAACAAAGCATTCAAGCCATTCAAAAGTATCAAAAATGATACATCTAAACCTAGAGTGATGTATCAAAAGCGTAATAGTGATGTATCAAAAATGTACAAGGGAAGTGTCAAAAGTGATACATCCAATATAAGACAATACAAAGACAATACAAAGACAATAGGTGAAATTGTTGAAAGCAGGGCCTCACGGGCTACAGCAGAAGCTACAAGAAGAAAGCTAGAGTCTAAAGGAATCCTAAATGTCAGGGGATAGTCAAGTTCCGTGATGAGTAGCAGTTATGTAATATATATCACAAAAAATCTAACAAAATCTGCTTGACCTACTATAGCTAATGCTGTAACATAAGAGAGTATTAACGTGAAAGGGTACAAAAAAATGACAGTAATATCAATCAAACAAGACAACGCAGTCTACATACTAGACGAGGATAATAACTTCGTATGTGCTCATGTAGATAAGTTTATCGACAGGGACGAAGATAGCAGCTGGACATGTGACGACTGTGAAATGTATGCCCCTGCATATATAGACGGAATAGATGACGAGGGACACCCAGAATACCGAGCGCCTGAACCTTGGGAGTGGCAGTAATGAATACCTTTGGTAAAACATCAATCCTAGTAGACGTAGAGACTGCACAGACGCTTTTAGAACTAGTACGGGGCATGGACTTCACAACTATGACAAGAGCGCAGGTAATGGCCCTAAATGCCTTTCAATTAAATGCAGAGGCAATAATCGAGGAGACGGGCAACTACTGTGATACATGCAAGAGCTTTGTAACTAATCAGTGGGCAATAATTAACGGTATGCACGTTGGTTGCCCTAAAGCTGATGAAGCTATGCAAGCTATGGAAGATAGAATCCTTGAAACAGCAAATGAAGTAAGATCAGAAATGGAGAACGAATAATGACAAACCTAAAACTTATAAAAGCAATATTTGAAGTGCAGCAGGAGATAGATATTCTAAAACGTGAATCAACTGCAGACGCTGGAAAGTTCAGCTATAAATATACTTCATTCCCTATAATGTGGGTTGCATTGAAGCCACTACTTAAAAAGAATGGTCTGACAGTTATACAGACACCTGTAGGCTCAGACGGCAATCAAATGGGTGACTTTCTACAGACAGAGATATACCACGAATCAGGCGAGGCTTGTGCCTACCATACTAGACTTATAATCACCCGTGACGATCCACAGGGCTATGGTTCAGCTATAACCTACGCAGAGCGCTACATCATAAAAACTATATTTAAGATTGTGACTGATGACGATAACGATGCAACAACTCAGAGACTAGCTGACGGGGAAATGAAAAAGGAGTGGGTACAAGCCTACACAGTTGTTGCTAAGAAAGCCGACCCAGACCATACAGTTACACCTAACGAGTTTATGAACTTTATGACTGAAACCTACGGCAAACACCCGTCTAAGGTCATGGCTAAAGAACACCAGCACGTACTAGACATAATCAAAGCATTTGATACTAAATAAGTTAATTAAGGGAGGGTACTATGAAAAACGGAAATGGAACATACAGAAGTACAGGTCAAGTGTCTGAACCAGAGCGTATCAAATACTACAAATCAGTCATTAAGTTCCTATGCAGACTTTATAGCATAAGATACCAAGAAGAAGATTTAGATGTTGTAGAGTGCAGAATACTAATTGATGAATTATTGGGGAACTACTAATGAAACATATACAGAAAGTCACACCAGAATATTACGCCGAAGTCCGACGGTCATTAAAAAACACCTGGAAATGGACACGCTTCACTAAGCGTCACATAAATGACGTAGCCTACAAACACGGCATAAGCTATAAGACAGTAGTCCAGATTAAGAACTCACCAACGTATGAAGCATACCAAGAGCAAAACAAAGCTCAACACCCTGACAATAAGCAATTTAGTCTACGGGAGCATATACTTGTACTACATAAGATGACATTTGACAAAGGTGATAACACCTACAAAGAACCCCTGACTGCAAGAACAGCAATTGTTCAATTAGAGTATGAGTTGGGGAATAAGTGAAACCACCAACTGAAGCCCAAGAAGCCAGAACCCTTGTAGCCTATCTACGTGTCAGAGGCTATCGCTTTACCCACGTAGCCAACGAAACTGGCAGTGGTAGGGGGGCAAGATTTCAAGGTATACGCAACAAGCAGCAAGGCACAAGCAAGGGCTTCCCAGACTATCTTGTGATCGTGAACAATCGACTTGTTGCTATTGAGCTAAAACGAACCAAAGGATCATCAACCAGCCAAGAGCAAAAGGACTGGATTGAAGCGTTAAACAATGCAGGAGTAGACGCAGTTATATGCAAAGGCGCAGAAGAAGCGATAAATTATATTGAAGGTGTTAAACGTAATTGGTTACCAGAAAGTAGTTAAGCAAAGGAGATAATAATGACCAATCAAGAGATATTAGAAAAGGCTATACAGAAAGCTATTGATGGTGGATGGAAATCAATATCAATAGGTGAGTATCTTGAAGTAGACTTTGATTCAATAACGGGCGAACCATGGGCTTTTTGGGTGTATAAAGATTTATACTCGGCTTGGTCAATATTCGGCATTATCTATTCACACGACTTTGCAAAAGCTCTTTGGGGCGACCTGCCAAAGCGTAGCGCCGACATGTACAACTGCCCTCAAGATGAAATAGGTCAAGTAGACACCGACAACTGGGAACACCACCTACAGCAAATGGTTATAAGTGATGACCCCATAAAGTATTTAGGAGATAATATATGAAAAGAGAGAAAACCACAATCTATCTGAACCCGAAACTCAAACAAAAGGCTAAGATATACGCAGTTATAAACAAGATATCATTGTCAGATTTAATAAATAGAATTCTATCAGAAATGACCACAGAACTATACCCACTAGAAGTAAGTTCAAACATAAGACCAGATATATCAAGGATTAAGAAATGAGTAAAAAATACCTACTACTAGCACCATTACTTGTACTTGCTGGCTATTTCATACCCCAAGCACCTAAGCTAATAACTGAGATACAGACTCAGACCAATATAGTCCAAGTAACTCCACCTCTAACAATAGAAGGACTATGGACAGGCTCTAACCTAGAGCGAACAAAACTAGGATTAGACACCCTAGACCTAGATCAAGACCTAAACCTATCAGCTAATGATAAATGCCTAGACATGCAAGCTAAAGACTACTGGGCGCATAATGCACCGGACGGAACTGAACCCTGGGCATTCATACAGAAATACGTATCACTTTATTACAAAGCTGGAGAGAACCTAGCCTATGGTCAACCAACAAACGAGATAGTCACTCAAAATTGGATGAGTAGCCAACTTCACAAAGAAAACATTGTAGACACAGCATTCAATAAGGTAGGCTATGCTATCTGCGACTTCAGAGGAACTAAGCTAATAGTACAGCACTTTACTAACTAAGGAGGGATATATGAGCAAATACGCAGAAATGATACCAGTAGACCAATGCATAGGACACGACAATGTATTCATCAAACGAGAAGTAATCCTAGCCACAGAAGGGTACATGCGAATAATACCTAAAGACATATATGCTTGTATACATTGTGGGCTAGCGGTTGAAGTATATGACCTTGCGAATAAGATAGATATAAACCGTAACAGCTAGACTTTACTAACTAAACTACTTATGTTATCCTGAGATTATTAAACAGGAAACACGCAATGCCGATACCTGAGACTCTCAAAGTTACAGAGATCAAACCTAACCCGAACAACCCCAGACTTATCAAAGACGATAAATTCAAAAAGCTAGTACAGTCACTAAAAGACTTCCCAGAAATGCTTGAAGCACGAGAGATAGTAGTAAACAAAGACCATATTATCCTAGGTGGTAACATGCGGTTTAAAGCAGCTAAAGAAGCAGGGATTAAAGAAGTGCCTGTCAAGATAGTGGACTGGTCAGAGGAAAAGCAAAACGAATTCATTATAAAAGACAACGTATCAGGTGGTGAGTGGGACTGGGATGTCCTAGCTAACGAATGGGATACAGAACTACTTGATGACTGGGGCTTAGACCTACCGGCTGGATTTAACGATGAAGAAGTTGAAGAAGATGAAGCACCTGAAGTAGGGGGGGGGCGTTGCCTTAAGTGTCCTAGGCACTGTTTATCAGTTGGGGAGGCATAGGGTTATGTGTGGGGATAGCCTCAACGATACAGCTAAGCTCATGGATGGTACTGTCGCTGATATGGTTTTTACAGACCCACCGTACAACGTAGCCTACGGCTCTAGCAAGAATCCAATATGGGGTAGTAAATGGAATGGAAACGAGGAGGATGGGGTCATTTTGAATGACAAGATGGGTGCTGACGCATGGGTAGATTTCTGCAAAGGGATAGCAACATCACTTCGACTTGTTACCAATGGCCCTATATACGCCTGTCATGCTCCAGGCCCTGATGGTATGAAGATGACACTTGCATTTATAGAGAGTGGTATACATTGGTCATCAACACTAATACTGTATAAGGACAGGCTAGTACCAGGTCGTTCAGATTATCAAAAAAGGTATGAAGCTTGTTTTTATGGTTGGTTTGAGGGAGATAAGATAGAGCATTTGAAAGATAGGACACAAGTTGACGTGTGGGAATATAAAAGACCCAACACCAACGATGTTCACCCAACAATGAAACCACTAGAGCTAATGGCCAAGGCTATACACAATCACCCAGAAGCAAAGACTGTAGTTGACCTATTCCTCGGCTCCGGCTCTACCCTAATAGCTTGTGAACAAACAGACCGTACTTGTTATGGTATGGAGCTTGACCCTAAGTATGTGGACGTTATACGCAAACGCTACGCTAAGTTTATACAACCAGACAATCAACTGCCCGAGAATTGGGAAGAATTAACACCGGCAATATCAGCGAAGGAACAGCGAAATGCCTAATCCAGAAAATATAGTCGGTCACAAGTTCAAGCCAGGTCAATCGGGCAACCCAGCCGGTAAGCCAAAGGGTATAGAACACAGCAAGACTAGATTGCAGAGATTACTAAAGCTAACGGAGAAGATGCAGAACCCCGTAACCGGAGAGTTAGAGGACTTTAGTGTCATGGAGCAGATAGACATGATAATGATAAGTCAGGCCAGGAAGGGCAATCTAAAAGCAGTTAGGGAGTTATTGGACAGACTAGAAGGTAGGCCAACAGTGTCAGTAGAAAGCACAGGCGAAATAACCCATAAATATGAGGACATGACCGATGAGCAACTCGACGCAGTTATCAAGGCAAGACAAGATAGATTATCTTGAAGTGTTGGCAGAGAAAGAACGCCGGCATCAAGACGACCCATTGAAGTATGCCAAGCAACACGATAAACAAAAGGAAGCCACTGCAAACGATAAAGCAGTCAGAGCATTGTTCTGGGGAAACCGTGTTGGCAAGACTGAATGGGGAGCAAGTGAAACTGCACGGTACGCCACCAACAACCATCCTACTAGAACTATAGGAGAGCCAGTAGAGATATGGTGTGCCTGCCCGTCCTATGAGGTGCAAGAAGAAACTACTCAAAAGAAGCTATTATCATACATACCAGCCAAAGACATTGAGAGTATCAGCTACTTAAGAGGCAGAATTATCAAGAAGATTCGTATGAAGAATGGCACAATCATAGACTTCAAATCATACGATCAAGGACGAGAGAAGTTTCAAGGTACAGGTAAAAGACTTATATGGTTTGACGAAGAACCACCTAAAGATATATGGGAAGAATGTTTTGTGCGTGTTGAGGCCGGACAGCAACTCGATGTTATTCTAACCATGACAGCCGTCAAGGGTATGACGTGGGTTTATGATGAGATATATCTAAACACTAGCAACCCCGACTTATTCGTGTCAGAGGCTGGATGGGACGATAACCCATTCTTAACCGAGGTGCAGAAGGAACAGATGTCGAGAGGTCTATCAGCTCAAGCGTTGCAGGTAAGGCGTGAGGGCAAGTTCGTCAAGCGTGTAGGACTTGTCTGTGCATGGTGGGATAGAACTATACACTTGAGGCACTACGATTCATTAGACCGCTCATGGACTTGGTACGAAGTATTCGATGGGGGTTATTCTGACCCTGCAGCATGGCTACTGATTGGAGTAGACAGCGATAACTCAGTCCATATAGTCAATGGGTTTAGACAGAAGCAACTAACCACTGAGCGTATAAAAGAGCTTAGAGACTCAAAGATAGGTGGACTTACTCTAACAAGAGGCTGGACAGATAATGATGACCCTAGACTGCAAGAGTCACTAGCTAAACTAGGCATGAGGCTTGATCCTGTAGAGAAGTTGCCAGGAGAGGACGCGAGTTGGGATGAAACCCTAGCCAATAAGTTAGACGAGTACGGACATGTCCAAGCAGGAACAGGTAAGCCTAGACTCTACGTGTCAGATAACCTGGTTGAGATTAACGAAACATCCGGCAAAGAACAGAACTGGATGGTACAAGAGATTGAAAACCTTGTATGGTTAGAGAAAGTATCAAAGCAAGGCGAGCAGATAGTGCCTAAATGGGATGACCACCGTAGATTCGGACACCACTTTGATGGCATGAGAGCATTATCGTATTTTCTAATAAGCTACATAAAAGCACCGAAAGAACGTAAACAACCTAAACGCGCTCCAAGAATGAGGTTTCACGTATGAACATAGAACACGGCAAGCGTATAACCACCGAATCCTACTACGACAGCTCACTAGCGAGTACCAAACAAGAGATAGAAGTTAGTCTATTCTCAAGCAAAGAGACTATACTGAAAGATGTAATAGAGTCACTATCTGTTATTAGTAGTGGCGAGACCCATAAGCTAGATATTATCGTACAAATTGATTCTCAGGGGAGATATCGTGTAATCAAGAAATGGATAATTCAATGAAAGAATACGGTGTGTACTCTGCAGGCACGACTTATCTGTGGGAACTCTTGTACGAAGAACGTGCTTGGTGTTATCTTGAATTCAAAGATTTAATAAAGAAGATGGAAGAACTAGGTATATTTGATGACTGAACTAAACATTACCGACTTTGACGGCAAGACACAAAAGCTAAGAACCCTTATAAGAAAAGCTGTAGAGCAGATGGCAGAACAGGATATTCTACCAGACGTGCTGGTTATGTTTCCAGAACAGTATGAACTACTCAAAAAAGTACCTGAAATGGGACACCTCAAAGAGTGCAACTACTATTCCGCAGAAGACCGAGTATATGCAACAGAAATGAATGCAATGGAGATACGATTGACGGAAATGAAAACTTTGACTAGAGAAGACATTAGTGCTATTATAACGGCATAGACACAGGTCTGGCCATTGCGCTATGGGTGTTCAAGGACACTATGGCATACCTCAAGACCTCAGACCTTAAGCAGATATATACCGAATCCAAGATCGAAGCAAAGATATGGCGTGAGGACTACCCATCTTATGAACGACTAGCCGACAACGGTTTAATGGAGGGTTTAGATACTAACCTACCCGAAGTCAATGATGGCAGTCTATCTGCTGCATTATTTAAGCTCCCTAAAAGAATTGTATCCAGCAAGCTTACCGGCACAGCCAAAGCTATTGACCGTGATGAAGCATGGGTTGGTGAACTCGCTAACATTATCTGGCAGAATGAAATAATCCCTTATGCTAACACTCAAGCACCCTTTATTCGTAAATGGAAAGACGCAGTACGTAAAGCAGCTATATACGGTTCAGTCCCTCTTATAACAATATTTGTAGACAAAGACGGCCGTAGACACGCTGACTTTATAGTTGCACAACCTCAAGACGTAGTACTTGAACCAGGCAAAGTATCTGACTATGATTCAGACGTACAGTTCTGGGACATCTACTACACAAAGCTCCAGCTTGAAAACATGATTGAACAGGCCAAGAAAGAGAATGCCGACCATAAAGAAGACAAAGCTGAAGGCGAGAAAGATGATAGTGTAAACAAGTGGGATATCACTGCTCTTGAGAAAATTCTAGCTGGAAACTATAAAGAAGAAAGAGACCCACAAGACACACCTAGACAGGAAAACGAAAAGAACACCAGACCTAAAGGTTTCAAGTTCTGTATTGCTGTACAGAAAGGAATAGAAGCACCATTCTACATGTACCACAAAGCTACAGACTCAACAGTTCGTGAGTGGTCTAACCCTGATCCAACTGGTGACTCATGCATACACTTCCTATATTGTTACCAAGACTTTATCAACCCATACGGAACTGGTATTGTAAAGCTAGCTGGTGGCACGCAGAACGTGCTTGATTATATGAGACAGGCAGATGTTCTAGCCACCCAGCTAGGCCTACGACCACCAATTGAAGTAGCCGGCGATGCTGATAGCGCAGACCTTGAATCACTAGTCTACTCACAAGACGCACTATGGTTTACTGGCAATGCCCAAGTACAGCGCATGGAGATGAGTAATCAGATATACCAAGCCTTACCTGAACGCATGGCAATGTACAAGACTTCACTAAACCAACTTATCCCTACAGGTGACACTTCAATAGCTGCCGGTGCAGGTGATCCGCAATATTCTAAGACCCCAGCAGGTGTTAAGTTTCAAGCAGCAAGCCTATCAATAGATGATGAGGACTTCAAAGACAACCTGTACATAACCTACGCAGCAGTAGCCAAGTCTATGATAAACACTCACTTCGCAAACATGGACGGCAAAGACCTAGTTAAGCTAACCGACGACGAGCGCGAGATACTTATGAAAGCCGGTATGGAGTTCCAAGAGAATGAAGAAGGCGAGTTAAGCAATGAGGTTGAGGTTGAATGGGATACTATCCGAGCTACCTTTGACTTTACCGTAGACCCAGAGCAAGACAAAGCCCAAGATGATGCAGACAAACTAGAGGGACTTATGAAAGTCGCAGAACTAACTGCAGCAGACCCAACTATTGACCAAAGCCTAGCTATGTCCGGCAAGAAGCTAAACAAAGGCGAGTTATTCTCTGAGATTATAGGTCTAACATCAGACAACGATAAAATCATTGTAGATATAAGCCCAGAGGAAATGGCACAGAATCAAATGGGTGTAGACCCTATGACTGGACTACCTATGCAGGGAATGGGTCAAGAACTACCACAAGAGCAAATGCAAGATGCCGGCCCAGAAATGCCACAAGAGAATATGGAACAGCAACCACAGGGACAGCCAAGCCCAGAGGAAATGCAAGCTAACACTCAAGCCGTTATGCAACAGTACGGGGTAGATGAGCAGACTGCATTGACCGCACTAGCCGCTGAACATCAAGGCTATCCTATGGAAGATATCATAGTTGAGCTTCAGAAATCACAGCAAGGCATGGTCGCACAATGAGCCGAGATGACAGCATACTAAATACAGGTTCATCAAGTGCTAGCTTCGGTACGACCCAAGAGCAGAAGATACGTGTAGACAAAAGAGAGCAGAAGATTGAGAAGCGAGCTGGTCTATTACCAGCCGGAGAAATAGTCAGAGCTGAGATACAAAAAGAGATTGATGAAGTCAGAAGCATAGACTATCTAAACATTGAATCTATGCTAACTGATGAGCATTTCAAGTCTGAGATGATGGCACGTAAGAAGTTCCTAGAGAAACTTATAGCCCTACAAAATAGGTTCGACAACATACTGAGGTCACATGATGACTGAGGTAGAACCAGTAGAGGATGAGCCTATAGTTGAGAGTTCTTTTGATATATCTAGCTTACCCACAACTGTGCATAACTTTGTTAAGAGAGGAGCTGTCGTCAGTTGTGAGGGTGCAAGTCATCCAAGCCACAGACACTTCTTATACAAAAGGTAGTTGCTGCGAGGTCTAGCGGTACTAGACTTCACAGGAAATCCCTTTTCCAAGGATACCCCACTTTACGGGAGAGCTCGCCACTTACGGCAGAAATAATTAAAGGAGGATAATATGGCTGATGAAGAATCAACCACAGTCGCAGAAGATACATCGGTAGACGAAGCGACAAACACATTAACAGACGTGGAAACTAGCCTAGAAGAAATCGAGGTAACCCCCGAAGAACTAGGTGAGGAAATCGAGGATACTAAAGACGAGATTACGGACACCGAACCGAGTGAATCTGAGAAAGAAACCGAAGATGATGTGACCGAAGAAACTAATGAGTCAGAGGACACAAAAGAATCCGAGGAGGACAAGCAAAAGTCATTCAATAGAGAAATGGCTGAAAGGCGAATCCAAGAAAAACAGCAACGTGAGCAGTCACTCAAAGCTAGTCAACAGGAATATCTTGTTGAGGCAGAGAATGACCAAGAACTTGCAGTCAGACAACTACAAATTGATGCGTACGACAATAAGGTCGAAGCTAACAGTAACAAACTAACCAATGCTTACGAGCGAGCGTTAAAAGATTTCGACATCTTAGCAGACAATACTCCTGAGATAAAAGCCGAAGTTGACGCAGCACTTGATGCATTCCAGGCTATGTACGTTACAGTTGACGCTTACGGTAACCCTAGCGATGTACGTGGAGACTTGTATCAACATTTACAAAGTAAAGCAGAATCTATCAAGAAGCTGACCGGAATCGGCGCTAGAAAACAGGTCGAGGATAAGAGCAAAGAGAAATCTAAAGCTTTTACACCTCCAAGTAAAGCTCCAAAAGAGCCGAAGGTTGACCCAGACTTACTAGCGTTTGACGAAGAAGCCTACAGGTAGAGGAAAAGGAATAAGAAATGGCTATTAACCTAGCAACAAAGTTTGAGAGCAAAACCTCTGAACTTTTGAAAGCGGTTGCAAAGACTAGCTCTATAGTGAACAACTATTGGAGTTGGGACGGCGTAAACGCAATCAACGTATACACACTTACTGATCCTGTTATGAACACTTATGCACCTAACGGCGCAAACCGTTACGGTTCACCAAACGAAGTACAGGACAAAAAGCAACTATTCACACTATCACGTGACCGTTCATGGACGAACACAATTGATATGTTGAACTACCAAGACACAATGGAAATCCGAAAGCCTGCTAAATTCTTAGCACAAGCTACAAAGAACGTCCTTGTACCTGAAATTGACACATACCGACTTGCAACACTATCAACTGCTGGTGCATTGACAACTGACTTCTTAGGAACAACTGTCACTGCCCGTAACGCTATTGTCGTAGCTGGTGCAACCACTAGTGCTAACGCATTCACAAACTTCACAGTTTTGACTGCTGCTATCACTGATGGTGAAGGCCCAGATGACGGTCGTGTCGCTGTAATGACCCCTGCATACTACAACCTACTTAAACAGTCTGGTTTCGTACTTGCTTCTGAAGGTGCATACAAAGACCGACAAAGTGGCGACCTAGGAATGGTTGACAACTGTAAAGTTGTTGTTTGCCCTAGCTCTCGTATGCCAGCTGCAACAGATCTAATCATCACTCACCCAGATAACATGGTTGCACCTGAAAAGTTGCGTGACTACACAGTTCACAAAAACCCACCAGGCGTAAACGGTTACTTGATTGAGTACCGTATCAGATACGATGCTTTCTTTGACTTGACTAAGTTGAACACTCTAGCAATTCACAAGACATCTTGATGACACTGAATAGTAATTAATCCGTTTAATAAACGAGAAAGACCAATAAAATGGCAACAGGAAAACTAGCAGAAGTAGAAGAAGACGCAATATATATCGCTGAACGTCGGTTTAGAGACCAGATGGAAGAATATACTCGCGAAAAAGAAAAGCTAGAAAAAAAGCAACTTAAAGTTAAGGATTCAGGAAAGGATAAATAATGGCTCAATCAAACCTACAGTCATTTGGTTACAACGAAGTAATTACCAAGTCTGGTAACTATACTGTTGTAAACGCAGACTCAGGCACAATCATAAACGTAACTGCAACAGCTACTATCACTCTACCGGCAACTGGTACAGGTAACGTAGCTCTAGCACCAATCATTCGTGTTGGTGCTGACGGTATCGTTGTAACTATTGCTCCAGCAGCAGCAGACAGCATTACCGGCGCACAACTTACAGCAGTAGCTAACAAAGCTCTAATCTTCGGTTTAACAGCCCCAGTTGGAAGCTATGTACAGTTACAGTCTAATGGAATTGCTACTGGAACTTGGTCAATCGTGCGTCTTGACGCAGGTGGCGTAAGTACAGCAGTTACTAAAGCTCCTTAGTTTCACTAATAGGGGTCATATATCCAACGATGACAGGGCCAAAGGCATGACTGTCAAGGAGAGAAAAGACCCCACCATAATAAATAAAGAAGGAATAACATGGCAGACTCAGCATTTTCATATAACAATATCACTACCGCTACTACTACATTAGTTAAGTCCGGTGTAGGTATTTTGAACACAATCACAATCAATACAACTGCAGCTGCAACAATTACTATCTTCGACAGTTTGACTGGCTCAGGTACAAAGATTGCAACTATAGCAGCCTCACCAACAATAGGCTCTACATTTGACTATGACGTTGCTTTTGCTACAGGACTGACTATCGTTACAGCAGGTGCTTCGGACATAACTGTTTCGTATAGGTAGTACGATGGATTTAAGCCGTCTAAAACAAATTAACGAGGTAAAAGCTGATAAAGCACTATCTGAGACTCGCCACGGAGACCTACTAAAGGCATCGGCGCAGACTTCGGATACTGTTTTGTCGGCTACCACGTCGCTAATAAAGTATCTAGAGGGGCATACAACCAAGACGCAGGTTGTGAACCAACTCAAGACTATAGGCACTCCAGACGCGCTTAAAGTTGTAAAAGCGCTTAATGAACTACACGCTACTCTAAAGACACATAAAAACACAGACCTAACTGAGCTAACAAAGCTCATGCACGGTATACTAGACGAAGCTAAAAAGATTCCTAAAGAGTTACCAAAAGAAAAAGAAGAAAAGTTTATTGATTATACAAAGCAACTCAATTCACTAGGCGATGCAGTCAAGGCTGTAGAAAAGGTAATCAAAGCTCAGAAACTAGTAGCAGAAGCGCCTATTATCAATTTGCCGGAGACAGTAGTTAAAGTAGATGCTCCAGACCTTAAACCACTACAAAAAGACATTAAAGATGTAGCAAAGGCCGTCAATGCTATAGCTATGCCTGATCCTACCGATACAACAGGAATAGAGAAACTAATCAAAGCCTCTAACGGACTACTTACAAAGATACTTGAAAAGCCTGTAGGTGGAGGTGGTGGAGGTGGTGGACGTGCTACACCTTATCAAGGGACTGACACCATTCCACTATTCCCTAATGCAGTAGTATCGTCTGCAACCCCTACAATAACAGCCGTAGCAGTCGTAAACCCTGATGGTTCAAACATAGCAGGTGGTGGTGGAGGTGCTGGTGATCTACATACCCAAGCAAAGGGAGCAACTGCCGCTGGTTATCCAACCTCTACTACTGCTAGCGCAGACCGACAACTACTAGACGTTACTCTAAGAGATACCTCTGGCGCAGCCGTAGCTGTAGGTGGTGGTACTCAATATGCTGACGGTGCAGCGAGAGGTACCGCAACTGGAACGATGATGATTGGTGACGATGGTACAAACGTACAATCAGTCAAGGTAGATACGTCCGGTGTAATGGCTATTCAAGATAATGGTGGTTCTATAACTGTAGATGGGGCATTCTTTCAGGCTACTCAACCAGTCAGTGCTGTATCACTTCCACTACCAACAGGCGCAGCCACCTCAGCGCTACAAACTCAACCAGGTGTAGATATAGGTGATGTGACTATAAACAACGCATCAGGCGCTAGTGCAGTAAACATACAAGACGGTGGGAACTCCATAACAGTAGATGGAACAGTAGCCGTATCTGGTTCAGTGGCCGTAACGGGGCCATTAACAGATACTCAACTTCGTGCAACTGCCGTACCAGTATCATTAACTTCAACTACAATAACAGGTTCAGTAGCAGTTACTGGCCCACTTACTGATACACAGCTAAGAGCTTCTGTAGTCCCTGTTAGCCTAACCTCTACCACTATCACAGGAACAGTCACAGTAGGATCACATGCAGTTACTAATGCAGGAACATTCGCTACTCAGGTAACAGCCTCAACAACTGGGGGATACACTCCAGGCAAATTAGTATCAGCAGCTACGACAAACGCGACCTCTATAAAAGCAAGCGCTGGTACACTCGGCTTTCTAACAGCCTCAAACGTCAACGCCTCACCAAGATATGTAAAACTCTATAATAAAGCTTCTGCTCCAACCGTAGGAACAGATGTACCAGTCTTTACTTTTATAATTCCAGGTAATACATCAGGTGCAGGTACTAACATACCTATCCCACCTCAAGGGCTTAACTTTTCAACAGGGATAGCACTTGCATTAACTACCGAGGCTACAGATGTCGGAAGTACTGGTGTGGCGCTATCCGAAATAGTGGTGAACTGGGGGACAATATAATGGGTGCAACAGGAACAGCAACCCTAGCTTTTGGGGCAATACCAGGCACAAACCTCGTAACTACAACGATTACGGGCCAAGCTGGTATATTAAGTGGTTCGCAGGTCGAAGCGTATCTAATGGCAGAGGCTACGGCAACACATAATGCCTATGAGCATTCAGTCGTTCCACTGAATATTACTTGTGGTAATATTGTACCAGGCACAGGCTTTGATATTTATGCCTCATCAGACCTCAGATTAACGAATAATTTTAACGTCCACTGGGTGTGGGCATAACGAAAGGCAAATACAATGGCAGGATTTAGAGTAGAAGGAAATACATCAGGTAACGTAGCAGAGGTTGATTCAGGCAATAACCTTAAAACTACCCAACCACAAGTAACAACAACCGCAGGAGTTGAAGCACCAAATAATGTTGGTGCAGTCAGGTTCTTTGGTGAAAATGACCCAGGTACAATAACGGGGACATCATATCTTAAATCACCCGAAGTAACAGAAGATTACCAAATTCGTGTATCCCACGACCACATCTTAGACAGAGAAACATTTAACTACGCAGCCCAGAACACTGGTAAGCATTCCCACACACTAACGACTATGACTGCTACAGTATCAGCTAACGGTCTGTTGATGAACTCAGGTGCAATCACTACCACAACAACAGGGTTTACCTTTGGTACACATGCAGAATTCCCAGTAGCCCACGCAGCAGCTTCGGTTTATTCAGAAACCACGATGTCACTTAATACGAATATAGCATCTATTCCTACAAACGTAGTAATTGATGTTGGTATGTTCCGTAGGGGTGTGACGGCAGCTTTCGCACCTATAGACGGTGTATACTTCCGCTTCTCAAGTGTTGGTATTACGGCAGTAATTAACCGTAACGCCTCTGAAACTAGCACAGTACTTACTGGTGTATCAGGAATCTTAGCCAACGAAATGCACCTTTACCAGATTACTATCACCGAGCGTGAAGCAGAATTTTGGATAGATAATGTGAGGTATGCATCAATACCAACCCCATCTACCAACCCACAGCTTATCTTAGGAAATACACTTCCTTGGTCAATCCGTCAAGCCAACACTGGCACGCCTGCATCTGCACTCACAGCTTTAGTAACCGACTACACCCTATCTTACGGTGGTTCTATGTACTCATCACAGTGGTCACAGGTAGGTAACCGTTCAATCGGTTCACACCAAGGTCTAGGTGGTGGCACACAAGGTTCACTTGCAATTTACGCTAACTCAACTACTCCAGCAACAGCGGCAGGTTCTAACACGGCAGCTAACGTGACTGGTTTAGGTGGACAGGGGCATATCACAGCTCAAGTTACAGGTACAGCAGATAACATTATGACCTCATACCAAGTACCAGCAGGAACAGTTGCAGTACAGGGTCGTAGGCTAGTAATTTACGGAGTAAAAATCTCACTTGCTAACCTGGGTGCAGCAGTTGGTACTACAGCTACAACTGTTGCGGTTTCACTTGCTTACGGTCACACAGCAGTATCAATGGCAACCGCTGAAACAGCTTCATTCGCCACAGCTACTACAAAAGCCCCACGCCGTGAAGCCCTAGGCATAAGATACTGGCCTATCGGAGCAGTAATCGGGCAAACAGCCACAGACGGTGATATATACATGTTTTTCTCCCAACCTATATATGTGAACTCTGGTGAATTTATAGCTACATGTATGAAGTTCATCACAGGTACAGCCACAGCTCTACAGTCTATCTACTACCATACTACATTCGACTACGGCTGGGAGTAGGATTAAATGTC